GATATGTCCGTGGCAGGCAAGCGTTCGGGCCTTACCGGCAATCGCTCCAGTCTTTTTTATGAAGCGATTCGAATCGTGAAAGAAATGAGGTGCAAGACTAATGGACAACAGCCAAGATATATCGTGTGGGAGAACGTGCCAGGAGCATTTTCCTCAAAAAAAGGCGAGGACTTTAGATGCGTCCTCGAAAGCATCTGCAAAGTCAAAGATGAAACCATATCAATTCCTGCAACTGATAAATGGCAGCCAAGCGGAAATATCCGGGGGCGTACCACCGCACTGGGAGATGATTTCTCCGTTGCATGGCGAACTTTCGATGCCCAATACTGGGGAGTTCCCCAAAGAAGAAAACGTATCTACCTTGTCGCAGATTTTGCAGGTGGGTGTGCCGGAAAAATACTATTTGAGTCAGAAGGCTTGTCTGGGTATTCTAAAACGAGCATCGGCTCGTGGCAAGGAACTACCGACTGTTCTAAAACTTGCACTGGAGTATCAAGCCTCTGCCTAAATGACCAGGGCGGCAATCGCATGGACGTTACCGAAGATGTCACTTGCACTCTACGTGCCGAGTCGCATCATCCCCCGCTCGTATTTGAGAACCACTCACAAGACTGTCGGTACAAAGAACTCGGCAATGTTTGCCAATCCGTTCTCTCGACTTTTGGAACAGGTGGGAACAATCAGCCGTTTGTGGTTGCTGATACTCCGAAAACAATGAAAATCCGATGCGGCTGTAATGGCGGCGGCAAAGGTGCTTTGATACAAGAAAATAAATCTGCTACACTCGGCTGCAACAATGATCAGACTATCTTTGTGCCAAAAGCATACGGCATCTGTTCAAAGGATAGTAATTCCATGAGGTCGGATAATCCACACAGTGGAATTTACAAAGCCGATACTTCTCGCACCATTGATTCTGGCGGCGGCAATCCGTCCTGCAATCAAGGCGGTATCGCTGTGGTAGAAAGCTATGCGTTGCAAGGTTCGATGATTGGGCGAAAAGATGAGAATGGGCCACAGGGTGATGGCATAAATAAAGAAGTTTCCTTTACGCTCAATGCAACAGATAAACATGCAGTTTATTCCATGACAACAGGCTCTTTCATGCAGGTAAATGAAGAAAAGGCATCAACACTTGCGGCACGGGATTATAAAGACCCGCCATGTGTTAATGAGGTAACATATACCGTTCGCAGGCTAACCCCTACCGAATGTGCAAGGCTGCAAGGTTTCCCTGATTGGTGGTGCGCTGACTTAGGCACAGAAAATCCTACCGATGAAGATATTGCCCTTTGGCGAGAAATCTTTGAAACCCATCGTAGGGTAATCGGCAAATCCACAAAACCGAAATCAGAAAAGCAGATTGTGAAATGGCTGAAGAATCCCCATTCCGATTCTGCTGAATATAAGATGTGGGGCAACGGTGTGGCACTTCCGAATGTTGTTTTTGTGCTGTCTGGCATTGTGTACTATACACAGATGGAGGACGAATAACTCCTCTTTATTCTGTAGTAAAATAACTTGATATTATCGGCTTTTAGAGCGAATATGTACACACCAAAACAAGGAGGTACACAGATATGGAAGTGAAATTTAATGTTACCGGCAGTGAACGAAAAATCTTAGTTGCCGCCATTTCCGAAATCACAGGTGCAAAATCAAAGTATATGGGAGTGCCAAGTATGGCATACGAGATTGACTGCTTTACAGTAAACAAGAACGGCGCGCTCATCTTTGACGATAGAGCCGATCGCGAAGAAATCGAACACTTGATTGAAACTCTCGCTCAGAAAGGCTTTGTAGCAGAGGAAAGCGACAATCCTACAACCACAAAAAAACCGCAACAAAGTGAAGATGTGAGTCTTACGGTTGCGATGCCGCGGGATTACTTTAGCGGTGACAGCATTGAGAATCTGAAAAAACTGATTGATTCTAAAGCAAGCCTTATCAAAAAGGCGCTCGGAATTGACAGTTTACCGATTGAGGTTGATGAAGAAAAAGTCAGCTTTCCTTGGTTTTCTCCGCAGGGTGATGCGGCACTTGTTAGAGCCTACATACATTTCATTTATGCTCTTTGCGAAATGGCGAAAAATCAAAAACGGGTCAATGCTAAAGAAAAGGAAGTCGAAAATGAAAAATACGCTTTCAGGTGTTTTCTTTTAAGGCTTGGCTTTATCGGTGCAGACTACAAAGACGAACGAAAAATTCTGCTTAGAAACTTCACAGGCTCATCGGCCTACAAGAGCAAAGAGACTGACAATGAGAATACCAAATAAAGAAATTATCGAATCACTCCGCAGGCAGTACCCCATTGGGGCAAGAATTGAACTTGTTCAAATGGACGATGTGCAAGCACCACCAATTGGTACAAAAGGGACTGTCACTGGTGTAGACGATATCGGCTCGGTTATGGTCAAATGGGATAACGGCTGTAGACTTCACATTGTCTATGGCGAGGATATTTGCAGGAGGGTTGACAATGACTGAGAAAATCAAAGAACAGATTCTTACCATTCGCAAAATTGGAATTACAAATATGTTTGATACTAAAACTGTGCAGGCTTTGGCAAGCGAGATGGAGTTTTATGAACTGGTGGTTTGGATCGAAGAACACCGCAAGGAGTATGCTCATTTTTTACTGACTGGCGAGGAGGATTGACTTATGTGGAAAGAAGGAAGTGTGAAAATTCATGATAGCATTTTCCATTATTGGATTAAGGTTTATGATGAATGCAGTGAATATGGAATGAATGATTGCAAAATATCAAAGCTAATGCTAAAGCGCAATGGCGAAATCGTCTGTAATTATGACAGAGGTTGGGATGTTAAACCTGCTGATGATAATACGCAGCTTGCTCTTGAACTACTGCTCCATAGTGAAAATCATTAATCTTTAGTAACAATTTGGAATCGAGCCGAAAGGCTCTGTTCCTCGTAGTACAGCCACAAAAGCTGTATTTTTTTATGCCATTTTACGAGAGGTGACAGCAATGCGAAAACTGAAAAAATATAAGCCTACAACATTCAAAACTAAGGATTCAGCATATAGTGCTGATGCCGCCGACTTTGCAGTGGCATTTATTGAAAGCCTGTGCCACACCAAAGGCACATGGGCAGGCAAGCCTTTTGAACTGATTGACTGGCAGGAGCAAATTATCCGTGACTTGTTTGGGATTATTAAGCCTAATGGCTATCGGCAATTCAACACGGCTTACATTGAAATTCCTAAGAAGCAAGGCAAATCGGAACTTGCCGCCGCTGTGGCATTGCTTCTCTGCTGTGGCGATTTTGAAGAGCGTGCTGAAGTGTATGGCTGTGCAGCTGACCGTGGGCAGGCATCTATCGTATTTGAGGTAGCTGCTGACATGGTGCGTATGTGTCCTGCACTGAATAAGCGAGTGAAAATCCTCGCATCACAAAAACGGATAATCTATCAGCCGACAAACAGCTTTTACCAAGTACTATCTGCTGAAGCGTATTCCAAGCACGGCTTTAACATTCACGGTGTGGTATTTGATGAGTTGCACACTCAGCCAAACCGAAAGCTATTTGATGTTATGACCAAAGGCTCTGGCGATGCCAGAATGCAGCCATTGTATTTTCTTATTACCACAGCCGGCAATGACACGAAATCCATCTGCTATGAGACTCATCAGAAAGCACTGGATATTTTGGACGGCAGAAAGATTGACCCGACATTCTATCCTGTCATTTATGGTGCATCAGAGTCGGATGATTGGACGAATCCAAAGGTGTGGAAAAAAGCAAATCCCTCACTTGGCATTACGGTTGGAGTTGATAAAGTAAAAGCTGCCTGCAACTCGGCAAAGCAAAACCCTGCCGAGGAAAACTCATTCAGACAGTTGCGGCTCAATCAATGGGTAAAACAAGCGGTGCGTTGGATGCCGATGGACAAATGGGATAAATGCTCCTTTGCAGTTTCTGAAGAAGAATTAGAAGGTCGAGTTTGCTACGGTGGACTTGACCTTTCCTCTACTACGGATATCACAGCTTTTGTACTTATCTTTCCGCCAGTCGATGAAGATGATAAGTATGTGGTGCTACCATACTTTTGGCTTCCGGAAGAAAACATGACTGTTCGTGTCAACCGTGATCATGTTCCTTATGACGTTTGGGAGCGACAAGGCTATCTTCAAACGACCGACGGCAATGTGGTACATTACGGATATATCGAAAAGTTTATCGAAGATTTAGGCGAACGGTTTAATATCCGTGAAATTGCCTTCGACCGTTGGGGTGCTGTGCAGATGGTGCAGAACCTTGAGGGAATGGGATACACCATTGTTCCATTCGGGCAAGGTTTTAAAGACATGAGTCCTCCGACTAAGGAACTGATGAAACTCGTGCTTGAAGAAAGAATTACACATGGAGGGCATCCTGTTCTCCATTGGATGATGGATAATATTTTTATCCGAACTGACCCTGCGGGCAATATCAAGCCAGATAAAGAGAAGTCCACCGAGAAAATTGATGGTGCTGTGGCGACGATTATGGCACTCGACCGTGCAATCAGGTGCGGTAACGACACAAGCGAATCGATTTATGACAGCCGTGGGATGTTATTTATTTAAATGATAATATGCTGAAATGTTTTAAAATTATTGCGAAATGTCTTTCGAGTGATTGACTCTGTCGCTCGATAATGATACAATACTACTAGCGATAGAGTCAATCACTCGAAAGAAGGTGAACTAATGAAACGAATTCAATTTTATCCAGAATCACAACTGGACAGATTATTGCAACAAGAAGCAAAAAAGTATGGAGTTAGTGTTAGTGCATTAGTAAATGCCAAACTGTGCGAGATTTATGGAATCACAAAAAAGGATCGTATTCCTTTACCACAATTAACTGCTACAGTAATTAGCGAGGTTGAAACGTTTATTAATAATCCTGCGAATAAAGATGAAAAGTTTGATCTCTTGAGGGCATCCGCTACTTATAAGAATATTGAAATGACAGGAAGCGGAAAACCTAGAACCGATCGTGCAAGTATTGGCAAAAGTTTTAAAAAGAAAGTGGATAATGGTGATTATCCTAATGTTTCAATTGCATACAAGGACAAGGCAAATGACAGAAAAAAACTTAGCAGCAATAATGCCATGATGTATGAAATTATATAATTTATAAATTAGCTTATCGCTATTAAGCATCTATCAATGATAGGTGCTTTTCTTATGTCTATTTTTAAAGGGAGATGATTTTATATGAGCATATTTACATCGCTGTTTCGCTCACGAGATAAACCTGCAAACCGAACACCGGGTTCAAGCTATGCCTTTTATATGGGTGGCACAACATCGGGTAAAGCGGTAACTGAGCGTTCTTCCATGCAAATGACGGCGGTTTATGCATGTGTGCGTATTCTGTCTGAAACAATTGCAGAATTACCGCTCCACCTTTACCGCCACAAAGAGGATAACGGCAAAGAAAAAGCCGTCACTCATCCGCTGTATCGGCTGTTACATGATGAACCAAATCCTGAGATGAGTTCCTTTGTATTTAGGGAAACCCTCATGACGCATTTGCTTTTATGGGGCAATGCTTA